CTTAGCACTTCGATATTCTGTGGGAGCGCACCTGCATACCAGCATGGAGGTCCGAGATAGCCTTGGAATGGACCGGCATGGGTGGCCCCGCTCATTCCTCGAACGGCTGGCCAGTGAAAATGTCCCAATCCCGTCCTGCCACGCCGCGCGCCATCTGCGGCTCGCCCCGGCGCTCGGGACGGTGCCCGGCATAGGGCATGTTGCCGTAGCCAACGCCCTCGCACTCGAGCTTCGGCTTGCCGGAGCGGCGCATCATCAGCGCGTAGCGGAACGCGTCGATCAGGTGGTCCTTCTGCTTGACCACCTTGAAGTCCTCGTCGCGGTGGTAATGCCGCATCTGCTCGAGCAGCTCGGTGTTGTGTCCGGCGATGTGTAGCTTGCCGCAGAACATCGCCTCGCGCAGCATATTGGCACCGAAGCCCTTGTACTCCTGCGCGAGCGCCAAGCCGGAGCCCTTGTCGTGGACGTGGCCGTCGTGCGGCCAGGCGATCGGAATGCGCAGGCCCTGCGTCATGCTGTGAATGCGCTGGACGTGATAGAGCGCCGATGATTGCTGCATCTGAAATGAATCGATGACCCAGACATCGCCAATGTCATGAGCCCAGGCGATGTAAACTGCAGCAAACCCACCCGCGAAACCAAAATCAATTCCAACGCAATGCCTGGCCCATGACGGCAGCGCATTGGCATCGAAGGCGCTGATGACGCTCGGCAGCAATTCGAGCGGAAACACCGGCCCGGCACCGAGCTGCGGCGTGCCCTCCAATCGGGTCTCGCGCTCGGCATCGGAATAGCTCGGCGCCAGCACCTCGCGCCCCCCCCGGCGTGATGTGTTTGGCTTTCACACCAGTGATGCGAAACGGCGCACGATCCGATGACGCCTCGACCAGAAACCGATAGGTAATGCCCGCAGCGCCGCCTTCGCCGATCGGCGTGTAGCTGACCAGCAGATGCCCATCGGTCGCGGACGTTCTAGCCAGCAGCTCGCTGTAGATCTGCTCGTCCGGCCGCTCATCGATCCAGACGAGATCGATGCTTTCGGACTGCAGCCGTTCGCGGCGCATCTCGAAGGTCTTGAACGTGAGGGTCGAAGTGCCGTCGAACTTGCCGTCGGTCGCGTGCTTGACGAATATCGTGTCGATGGCGCCAGTGCCGCCCGGCACCATGATCGGCCGCCGGGTGAAGCTCTCGAGCGGAATGGTGCCGCTGCCGAATTCGCCCTCCTCGTTACACAACTTTCGTTGAACTGTGTCGCGCACCAGCACCACCGATTCACCCACGCACCAGACGCGGATCGGCTTGCTGTAGCGCTTGCCGGTCCACCAGTCGGGATATTCGCCGGTCAAATGCCACGCCACCTCGGCAGCGCAACACGTCGTTTTTCCGCTTTGGCTGCCTCCGTAAATCAAGCGCTGGTGAACGCCGGTCGAGCCGGCGGCGAAGAACGCAAGCTGCGTGGGGTACCACCACGCCGTATCGAGGAAATCGATGCGGCGGAATTTCTTGCGTCGCTCTGCCGAGCTCAGCGTTTGCCTAGCGAGCTTGATCAGCCGCTGCGGGTCGGGTGCGTCGTCAGCCATTGGCAGCAACCTCAACCGCTTCGCCGTCGATGACCTTGGCATTCATGGCGCGGCGTTCCTGCTCAGCGGAATCGAGCTTTTCCAATCTTGCAAGGCCATTGCCACCGAACAGCTCGAGCAGCTTCTCCCGCGAAGTGCCGAGATGACGCAGCGCCTTCAGCTCCTCGAGGGTTTCCTGGTCCTCATCGATGATCTTATGCGTGATCTGCAGATCGTGCCGCTGAATCTCGGGATCGGTGCGGGCGAGCACCATGGCGATGCCGCGCGCATGATCCCGGTGTTTGGGATCGCGCACCAATTCGAGCAGCGCCTTGGCGGCTTCTGGAGCGCCGCTGCGCAGCACCTTGCGCGCTTCCTCAGCAATCGCGGCAATCATGCGCTCGTCGCGCATCAGCCGCGACGCAATGTGCGCCATGTCGATCGGCTTGGAATTCGGCGTGCCAAAGCCGGCACGTCGGGCTGCGGCCACTGGCGCGCCGTGGCCGGGCTTTTCCAGCAGGTAGAACTCCACGAACGCGCGCCATCGCGCGTTGGGCAAGGCCCGCATCGCCGGGCCGAGCTCGCCCCAATCTTGTTTGCGACGTGCTGACACCTGTCAGTCCTCACTCAACTACAAATAGGTCCCCGCGCCTCGCATCCCATCTCGGTTCATACCTTCCTGGCCGAAGCCAGCTTTTGCGAGGCACGGGGGCCACATGGGCACGGTCGCGTTAGGTGTACCCCGCGGCCGCGCCATGTAACGCGACGGACTGTCCGAGAAGGCGCCCGCCGCGATTCCATGTTCAGATCCTCTTCATGATGATGCGATCACCATGGCATCGAAGTTTGACGCGGACCTTTCCCCTCAGGCTCATATATTCGGTGAGCGCGCGCACCCTCTCGGCCAGACTCACATGCCGCTTGGTGATCCACTCGATGCCATCCATGAATTCCAATGCTTCGCCGTTGATGTTTCCTTCATCGATAACGGCGGCGAAGGCCTCAACTAGCCCGTCGGTGTAAGGAGCGCTGCGCGGGTTGCGGCGCAGCTCTGAGACAAACTTGTCGATCTCGTTCATAGCTTGACCGGCGTTGCATCGGCGAGGCGTGCGAATTCATGCAGCGCGCGGACTGCTGCTGGCGGCCAGGAGCGCAGCGGCACGTTCAGGAACTGCCGATACAGCGCGGTAAGATGCGACTGCGCCCAGCGAATATCCTCGGAGGTCGGGGCACCCGGAGAAAGGATGGCGCGCAAATTGTCGTCCGGGACCGCTGCGAGGCGTGCGTCAGCAACAAATGAAACCTGGTCTCTCAGCGACGCCTCGGCGCCAGATGCCGGAGCCTCAACCTCGAAAGCCGTAGGCGCCGCCCCGGTCAGCGCGCGCTCGATCGGATCGGCATTTGCCACAAGCGCATTAAGTTTGTGGAATTGGTCCATCGCCGCCGGGTCGCCACGCAATATCAGATCGCGCCATTGGGGATCGCGGTTCAGATAGTCGAGCCTTGCGCTTGCCGCGGCCGCACTCTGCGGCTCGCGCGGAGGGGTTGGCCGATACGCCTCGGCCATCGCCTTCAATGCCTCGGTCGCGTGCCGGGCGCGCGCTTCGTGGTCGCCGATCGATTGCGCTTGGTCGGCCGCCTGGATCGATGCGGCGATCGCGGCCTGAACGTCACCGGGGGCGTCAGGCATGGGCCTTCTCCATGGCTGAAGCCATGCGAATTTCTATAGTTAACGCCGCTTGCTCTCCCCTCACATCGCGTAACTCCTGATCGTGGCGTGCCTCAAGCCTGAATTGCGGGATTGCCAGCAGCGCTCGTTCCCTTGACTGAAGCTGCACAAGTCGCTGCCTTGCCGCGGCTAACTTCTCTGGCGTGTTTATTACTTCACGTTTTGGAATTGGCTGCAAAGTTTCCTTCGCCGGTATCGGTGAGAAATCAACAACCTCGGTCATGACCTTATCCAGGATCGCCAACCATGCATTGCACCAAGCATCTTTGTCGCCCTGCGCCGTCATCGGCGTTCCGTGCCGATGCGCCTCGAGCAACCACGCTATAACTTCGGCGCGCGCGGTCTTCTTCCTCTCGGTCATCACGGGGCGCCTCTCATATCGCTATGACTTCACCCCCAACGCCCAAAGCGCCTCCACGAACTCGCCGGGATTACAGTTGTTGGCAATCGCGCTGGAAAGGCAGCTTCGGTAAAAAGTTATCTCCGCGCTGGTGACGCTCGCCTGCGTGCTGCTCGCGGTGATGCTGGCCTGCCGCGTCCGCTCGGCATTGATCAGATTGGTCCGATGCGTGGAGTTCTCGCTGTAGATAGCACTCATCCGTCAGCTCCGCACGCCCAGCCCGTACAACATGGTCGTGAACTGCGCGGCCCCAGCACCGCCGTTGTTGGCAAGGCAGCTCGCCAGCGCAGCCCGCGCAAAGGCAATGTCAGCAGCCATCGCCACGCTCATCGAAACACCCGCCGTGATGGTCGCCTGCCGGGTCCGCTCCGCGTTGATCAGCGCGTCGTTGTGCGCCTTCGGGCCGTCAGTCTTGATCACCGCACCCATGGATGGCCTCCCTCACGCCGCAGAACGCAACCGCGCAGTCAGCTCTTGCTAATTTTCCTCCCGCCGGGTGATCGCCACATCACGCGCGTTGAGCTCGTTCTCCTTGCGAGTAAGATCCTGCGACCGCGCCTCCAGCGCCCGCTCGCGGGCAGCGAGCGCGTTCTCACGACTATCAAGAGCACGCTGCGCCTCGGCAGCAGCAGCCATGGCTTTCAAGCTGGCCTGCTCCTGCGCCTTCATCCGCTCCGCATGCGCACGCAACTTCGCAGGATCGGCCAGCGCCGCCAACGTCTGCACAATCCGGTCTACCAAGTCGATTTGAACGCCAACTGCGGAAACCTCGCTCGGAGTTAGACCCGCAAAATTCATAGTCATGCCGCCGCTCCCTGTTTTGCAGCAACCTCTTCTCGCTCGGCCTCAGCCAGCAGCTGCCGCCGGGTCTCGTCGGTCCCGTTCTGCAGCGCATCGTAAAAGTCGGCGTAGATGCGAAACTGCGGGCTATCGATCATCGACGCATCCGCAAGCTCACGCAGCTTTCGCAGCTTGCGACGCAACGCGTTGTCGCCGCTCGCCTCGATCGCGGCCGTGACCCAATCGCCCATCAAACCGCCTCCCGCATCTCGTCGCGAACCGCAGCCTTCGCCGAGCGCTGACGCCGCGCTGCCGCTTCCGCAACCGCACGCCTGACAACGCTCGCCATGCTGCGGTCCTCACGCTCCGCCTCACGCGCAACAAACGCATGCAGCTCAGGCGGCAACGGCACCGTCAGCTTCGCATCCATTCCGCACAACTCCGCCAAATTCAGAGAAACGATGATAGCGCCATGAGGGCTTTTTTCCTAGGACCATTTCCCTAGGCCTAGGGCTGTTTTCCTAACCCCGCAGGCCACCAAAGAGCCTGGCAGCGCCAAAAACGCACCCACACCCACGCCATGGGCAGAGCAATGCCCCCCTGCGCGCAATCGAGGAACACAAAGATGTCGGGATCAGCGCGAGCAGCGTGTATCAAGTACCCGTTACGCTGCTGCTTACCATATCCGCCACAG